GACGCCGTCGTACCGCCGGTGGTGCATCTGCCAGAGAACCACACCGACAACGACATCGCCGCCGCGCAAAGCATCGTGCAGAACATGCGCGCCAACGAACTCATGGGCGTCACGTTGCCGTTTGGCTGGGACATCGAGTATCCAAAAAATCAGCAACACTACGCCGCCAACGTGCTGACGAGCATCCAGTATCACGACATCATGATTGCGCGCAACGTCCTCGCGCAATTCCTGAACCTGGGCAGCACCGAAACAGGGGCCTATGCGCTGGCCGACTCGCAGATACGGACGTTCCTGCAATCCGAGCAGGCCACAGCGGAGCAAGTCGAGGGCGTCGTCAACGGGGAGCCGATCAGGCGTCTGGTGGATTACAACTACCGCAACGTCAAGGGCTACCCTAAACTGAAGTGCAGCAAGGTGGCGCTCAGTGACGCCACGGACCTCGCTAAGAGCCTGGGCGAGCTGGTGAACATGCCGACGCCGCTGATTACGCCTGACCCCAACCTCGAAGACTTCTTGCGTGACGAGCTGGGGCTGCCGAAGGCGGCGCGTGGCGATGTGCAGGCGACGAACCCCACGGCGCCCGCCGACCCGGCGCGACCAGAGAACGCGAACGCCGCCGACCACAGCGACCAGGAGCCGCAGGACGTGTCGCCGACGGATGCGCAGCAGGCCACCTCGCAGGCGAAGGCGTCGGGTGTGGCCGCCGACCCCGACACGGCGAAGGGGCAGCCTGCGGGGGTGAAGACGGCGGCGGAGATGGCGGCGCTGGCCAGTGAGACACGGATGCTGCGTGAGGCGCTGGTGACGATTGGCGCGCTGACCGAGCGCGACGCGGTGGCGCAGGCGCAGGCGTGGCGCCAGCGTCCGGTGGCGAAGGCGGCGCTGGCCAGTGAGACACGGATGCTGCGTGAGGCGCTGGTGACGATTGGCGCGCTGGCGCAGGCGCAGGCGTGGCGTGAACGCCCAATGGATGTGAAGGTGCTGTTCAACCCCAACCACGATGCGAAGGGGCGCTTTGGCGCGGGTAGCGGTGGTAGCGCAGATCATGCGGCTGAGGACGCTGCCCACCGCGCCACTCGCACCAAGATGACCGTACAGGAACGTCATCAAGAACGAACATCCAGCCTACAACGCGACGTGGCCTATACCGCAGAGCACAACCCCACACTTAGTAAAGGTGTGCGAGCTGAGGCAATGCGGCAAGAACTGGCCCGCTATCAGAAGGGGGATTACACCTCTCCCAAATCCAGCGTCGCGCCGAAGGGTGAAACACTCGAAGCAAAGACACATCGGCTGGAGGTTGACGCCGAACGCCACGATGTTTGGATGAACCACGGCCCTGGGCTAGAGGCGCATGGTAGCAGGTTGCAGCAAGCCGCTGATAGGCGGTCGGCAGCGAACGCCAAAGCAGGCCACGCACGCGCGGCGCTGGAAGATCAAGCGCGTAGTGAGTTGTCTGCGCATCCATTGGGGAAGGCGTTGTTGGATGGCAAGACCGTGACAGGCACAATGGAAGGTCGTCACGTCGCCATCCAAGTTGATCATAGCAATGAGCTTGGAGTTCACCTGACCGTTCATGGGATGGAAGGCGCCAAGTTTGGGCAGATACAGGCAAGTACGATGCGCTATACATCCTTCACGCACGCACTTAGCCAGTTCACTGGTACGCAAGTACACGATAGCCTGTCAGCAGCCCAGCGTACTATACAACCACGCGCGACCCGCGCCAGGAAGGCGGGCGCGTGATGGCTGCCACGACCACTGCGCCTTCTACTGATGACCCACGGCGCATCACCGAGGCCGACCCCGACTTCGTGCGACTGAAGGCGAAGACGGAGCGCCAGTTGAACGCCAGCATCCAGCAGTACGTCGCCGACCTGCTCCGCGATGGCCAGCAGGGCGCCGACCGCGCCGCCTCGCAGTTCATCCAGCGCCAACTGACAATTCTGCGCGACGCCTATCTGGCCGCCTATGCTGAGGGGCAACGCGACTACTGGCAGAGCGTCAGCAACAAGCGCCACGCCGTCGCCCCGATGACGCCGCGCCAGGTGGCCGTGATGCGTGACCGGCTGATGTGGTATGGCGCCGCCAGCGTGACGAAGATGGCGCGTGAGGCGCAGTCGGCGTATCACGCCGAGCAGGTGGTCTCTCTTCCGAAGGCGCAGACGTTCGCCGATGCGAGTGGCGCTGGCGCGCTCAATCAGTGGCAGGATGGCGTCGGCGTGCGTGTGAACCTGCAAGCCGACCTCACCTGGGGCGCGTTGCAGGATGGCTATGTAGACGCTGGCGCGGGTGATGTGGGTAGCCCCTATGCGCTCATCTATTGGGACTTGGAACCTGGCGCGCAGCATTGCCACGATTGCCCCGACATGGCGGTTGGCAGTCCCTACGACCCGCCGGGCAGCGGCGGCAACGAACTCGATCAGACGCCCGGCGACGGGCGCACGGAATGCGGCGCCGCCTGCAAGTGCGATCTGAACTACAGCCCGCCAGGACTGGGCAAGACGATCAGTTGGGAGGACATCTTCCCGCCGGACATGCCGCAGATGCAGCAGGTTGCGCCGACTGACCAGGGCGCGCCTACCGCCAGGGGCCGCCGCGTGGCGCCACCATCCGCTGGCGCTGACGGCGCGGAAAGCCGCGACGATGGCCATGAGCCGCAATATCGCCGGGAGGTGTTGCAGCCGCAGCCGACTGCGGAGGATGCGCCACTGACGACCGACCAGAAGGCGGCGCTCGACCAGTTTCGTGCGGCGGCGGTGGCGTGGGATGCGGTGCGCGGCGCGTTTGGCGCGGTCCCGCCGATGTTTGCGTCGGCTGACTCACTGACGGCTGATGAGTTGCAGGCGCTTGGCCCAGCGACGTGGGGAGAGTTGACACCAGACCAGCAACGGGCGTTCGTCGAGCTGTTCGCGGCGCTGGTGGCGTGGGACGAGGCGACGAAAGCGGCGAACGGTGGCGCCAGCCAGCAGAACACGTTGCGTGAGCCGGTGGTAGATGGCCATATCGAACTGTTCAATCCCAACCACGACGCCAAGGGGCGATTTGCGCCCGGTGGCAATGGTGGCGCGAAGGCGGAAGGCGCAGGGCGTGGCGGCAAGGCGAAGGCTGAGAAGGGCGAAGGCGAAAAGGCCCCAAAGGCCGTGCGAGCGATTCGCGCCGTCAAAGCGGCGAAGGGCGGAGGTGGTGAATCTAGTGGTGAGGCAAAGGCTGAAAAGGCGCCCGCCAAACCACGTGTGGCGCGAGTGCCTCGCGCCGCCAAGGTGCAGCCTGTTGAACAGATTGTCGAGCCGACGGCGCTGAAGCCAAGGGCCGAGGAATCATCGCATCCTGCTCACGCGAAACTTGAAACGCTGCGACAAGAGGTGGTGGCGAAAGCGTCCGCCGCACGAGAGGCTGAAGCGAATCTTCACAACACACATGCGGTGGTTGAGCGGCATGAGACACGACTGGCGAAGGCGTCGTTTAGCACGCGCAACTTCGATCCAAAACTATACGCAGCGCAGATCGCAGAGAACGAGGCGTATAATCAGTACCAGCGAGCGCGCGCAGCATCTGAACACGCCCAACATGTTTATGAGAGCGCACGGGCTGATGTTGCCGCAGGACGTGAGATCGGACACGCCCCAGCCCTACACGAGTTCTCCGGTCCTGAGAACATGCGTCCGCCGTTCTCCGCAGCGGAATTCGAGGCAGCGCATCTGAAACCATTGGGCGCCGCGAGCGGTATTACAGAGTCGTATACCACCACGATCAACGGGGTGAAATACCAAGTCAAGATTCCCGATCAAGCGAGTGTTAGGTATGGTTCTACCATGTGGAGCGAGTCCTATGCAGAGGTTGCTACGTCGCGCATTGCGCATGAATATGGTTTGGGTCAACACACCGTTGATACCTACTCATTTGCGCATAACGGTCAGCAATACACAGCAACCCGCTGGCAGGAAGGCGCCAAACCTGCGGGGTTAGAGCAATCTGGTGTGACGCGAATTGGCAAGGCGCTCTCCGACGAGCAAATTGCATCATTGCAACTCCACGAGTATCTGATGCACGATAGCGACCGACACGGCCTTAACTACCTGATTGACTCCGCGCATGGAGGCTTCTACGAGATTGATATGGCGCGTGGGCTTCTGGGGAATGAGATGCACGCGGGCAACTGGGAGGGAGGCGAGAGTTATCTGACAATGGCATGGCGCGGCAACACGAAAGCTGAATTGGCTGGTGAGCGCGTGCGCAGGCCATCATTCGAGCAGGTGTCAGCCCGTATGCGGTATCCTAAAGCGCAGTTACAACGGATGGTGGACGCAGAGCCGCGTGTCATGGCGGCGGCAAAGGCGTACCATATTGACGAGCATGCGCGCGGCTATCTCGCACAACGATTTGCGGTGTTGCGTAGCCTAAGTCACCTGGAACGACCGACGTACCAGGACCTGATTGATCGCGTTGGGACAATGGGACGTGCGCGCCCTGAGTTCGAGGGAATGTTCAGGGGCAGAAAGATTGTGGGGGCAACCGTTGACTTCGCCAAACAAGAAGCCGCCAATGCAGGAAACGCAGAAAACGGCGGACGCGCTGCTGGTAGTCGCCGTCGGCGCCGACAACCATGAGATTGGACGCTATACGTTGACAACGCGGGGCATACGTCTGAGCGGCAGCCGCGCGTCGCTGCGTGCGCTCATGGTCTTCTATCGCAAGCGGTTCGATTCCGATCAGGCGTTTATGGAGGCGCTCCCGCACCTCATGAATGGACGTGGTTGGGCGGCATTTATGCCACTCGGAACCGCAGAGCAGGAAAACTAAGCCCATATGGTATACTGGAAGTAGTGAGGAGACGTAGTAACGGAGACCTCGATGATTGCGCCGGATACCCGCTTCCGCATCGCCCGCGTGCCGTTGGCGCGTATCGTCGTCACCGAGCATCAGCCGCGCTACCCCGACCGCGCGCTGCATTACCACCAGCTGCTGTCGGACCCGCAGTACAGCAACGCCAGCGAACGATACGCCACCGGGATCGTGCATCTCGCGCCGTATGGTCACGTCGCGCCGCCGCACGACAGCGACATCTACACGCTGCTGGATGGCCATCACCGCTACGTCGGGCATATTCTGGCCGGGCGCGCCGACATCCTGGCGCTGATCGAGGTGCTGCCGGGGCAACCCGGCTATGATGATGCGATAGAGGCCGAACGGCTAGGAGCCTGATGTGACCCCGCCAACCCCACCTACGCCACCCGCCGGACCCGCGCCGACTGAGACGACGCGCGGCGCGCATCTCCCGCAGCCGCTGAAAGTGAAACTGAAAGTGAAGAAGCCGCAACCCGCCAAGCGCAAGAAGTGAGTAAACGTTCATGATTGACGATCCCACGGTGGTGGCGGGCGAAGTCGCCGAAGGCGTCGCGCAGGATGTGTCCACTAACGATGCTGACGAGGAGCAGGATGCGCCGACGGTTGAGGCGCGCGCCTCGCGCCCGGCCACCGCGTATGAGGCGCAGCGGCTGGAAAACGAGTGTAACCAACTGCTCCGGGCGATTGCGGGCATGGGCGCGCAGGTCAACCTCGATGCGGTGCGCGCGTCGGGGCAGAGCGTGGCGACGATTCGGCTGCTGATTGACAAGGGCGTCGTCAGCGAGATCGAGGCGCAGGTGGCGATCCTGGAGGCGCAGCGCGCCGTGCTGGCCAGCGTGCTCATGGATGTGGAGCAGCAACGGCTGGCGGCGCAGAAGCCGCAGGTGGCGACGGTCAGGCAGCCGATCCAGATTGCGCGGCGATAGGCGGCGTAGGTCAGCAGCAGCGACAGCATGATGTCAACCGTCAAGGATGGGGGTTGAGATGACGACAGGCATGGCAAGAACGATGGCGGCGACGCGCTGGCCAGCGGCGTTGCAGCGGGTCACACTGGGCGAGGTGGGCGCCGACGGTTTTCACCGCAGTTGGATCATGCTGTTCCCCGTCGGCGAGTTCGAGCATCCGCAGTATGGGCAACTGGACTTCACCCGCGCCAAGCTGGCCGACATCAAGGCGATGTGGGAGCGGCGCGTGCGGCATATTGACGTGGCGCTCGACGTAGACCACAAAGCCGGGCAGGATGACAGCCGCGCGACGGGCTGGATTGAGCGCCTGCAACTGCGTGACGCCTCGCCCGATGGCAGCGCGCCCGCTGGACTCTGGGGCCAGATCAAATGGACACCGTATGGTCTACGGCTGCTCAGGGATGACGAGTATCGCTACTTCAGCCCAGAGTTTGGCCCATGGACGGACCCCGCCAATAATCAGCACTACGACGATGTGCTGATGGGCGGCGCGCTCACCAACAGGCCATTCCTCAAGGTGATGCCCGCGATTGCATTGGCGGATACAGCGGTCTCCCATAAGCCGTGGGGTAGTATCGACAAGGACTGCTTGCCACGATCGGCGTTCTTGGATCAGGGCGACCCCGACAAGACATCAACTTGGCGCTTGCCGGTCTACGAAGGCGCCGGGCCAAAGGACGCCGATGGCCGCTACACCAAACGCGGGCCACTCAACATCAACGGTGTGCGGGCAGCGCTGGCGGCGCTGGGTGGGGCGCGCACAGGCACGGCGATGACGGGCGTCCCGGCGGGCGTCAAAGCGAAACTCCAAGGATGGTTGGCGAAGTATGGTGGCAGCGCCTCCGCGAGTGAGCGCGGCGCGCCAGCAAGGAAGGCAAGGGCAATGGCAAGGGCAATGGCCAAAACGCAGGCGCTGACGAATGACAATGACATCGAGTTGGACGAGGAGTCGGCGCAGTTGTTCGCCGACGACGCCGAGACCTACGACGACATCGAAGAGATGGACGATTCCGGCGCCGACGACGACAGCGCCGGGCCAGACGCCGAGGACGAGGCGAACAGTGGCGAGGACGACAACGCCTTCGACCCCAACGCCGACCGCCACGGCGCAATGACCACGAAGAGCCACACGCACGGCAAGTACGCGGGCCATGGCCACGCAAACGACGGGAGCCACGATGGCGTGCCGATGGCCAGTGGCAAGAAGACGGCCAGCGACCGCAAAGACCTGATGGGGGCGAAGACCGCCGTGAAGACGACCGCAGAACCGCAGACCGGCATGACGACCCGCCAGCTCGCCGAAATGAAGCGGCTGCAAGAGGAACTGGCCACCGTCCGCTACACACTCTACGAGACACAGGTGGGCAAGACGCTTGACGGCTGGAAGGCGCAGACGTTCCAGTTCCGTGATTCTGCCAAGGGCGCCGCGAAAAGTGGGCGCATCGCGCTGACGAAGGTCTTCGCCGATGCGTACCGCGAGTTCATGCTGCACGATGGCATCACGCTCACTGAAAGCCGCCGCACGAAGCTCAACGAACTCATCGAGTTGGCGCTCTCGACGGCGATTGTGGACCTCTCCGAACGCGGCAGCAGCTACACACAGGACGCGCCCGGTGGTGGGCGCGCGCCGGGTAGCGGCAACGCCAGCGACCGCCTGCAAGACCACGCCGAGAAACTGGCGGCGGCGGAATACGCAGGCAAGCAACTCAGCGAACTCACTGAGCCACAGAAGATGGCCATCTATGACCGCGCGGCGCGCGAGGTTGGCTACAAGTAGACCCCGAACCTTTCATCGTGTGATTTGTTTGATTCGTTTGACGCGCCAGGACGGCGCATCACCACTCGCTCCGCAGGAACAGCAGCAAGGAAGGTAGAGGTCATCATGGCCTACGAGAACTGGGGTTTAGAAATCCCGCTACAGGTCAGCCCGAACGCCGGGTCTGGCATCGCGCAGTACGCGGCAGTCAAGCTCGACGCCGCCGCATCATTCGGCGACTGCCTGCCAGGCGCCGCTAACACCGACGCTATCGTCGGATTCAATCAGGACGCAGGCGGCCCGACTCTAACGCTGGGCGGTACGCCGCCGGTCGCCTCGTCGGGCCAATCGATCCGGGTGCGCATCTCAGGAATGACTAAGGCGAACGCCGGTGGGGCCATCTCGCTCGGCGACCTGCTCGTCGTCGGCGCAGCAGGGGTCGTCAACACCGCTCCCGCGCTGGCGGCCACGTCAGTCCACATCGTCGGGCAGGCAATGGAAGCCGCTGTCGAGGCAGGCGACATCATTACCGTGCTGCTCTTCCCGATGGCCAGCAGCATCGTCAACGCCTAGCCACTTCTAGGCGGCAGTTTGGATGTGAGGGTGGGGCGCCGTTACAGCGTCCCACGGCATCGCCGGGCAGGATACCCGGCGTCGTGAGAAACCGCTCAGGAAGGGCAGGCAGGCAGGATGGCTGCAATCGGCTCCCCGAACTTTGACAGCGTGCGTGGGGTACACATTAACGCTCCGCTGTCCCAACTTTCGATTGGCTATCACCCGACGGGTATGGTCGCCGAACAGGTCTTTCCGGTCGTTCCGGTCGCGCACGAGTCCGACTACTATTATGTGTGGGACAAGGGCAGCGCATTCCGGGTCGCGCGGTCAGATGGCCGGGGGTCGCTCCGCGCAGACGGCGCGAAGAGCAACCTCGAAGACTATGGCGCAACGCCGGACCTGTACAAGGCGGAGGAGTGGGCGCTGAAGACGCGCATCACCGACCGCCAACGCGCCAACCAGGACCCGGTGTTGCAACTCGAAGTCAGCAAGACGCGCCGGGTGCAGGACAAAATCCTGCTCGACCAGGAGATTCGCGTCGCGTCGTTGCTCACCAACACGGCCACCTACGCCAGCAGCAACGTGGTGACGCTGTCGGGCACGTCGCAGTGGAACAACGCCTCATTCTCCTCGCAGGCCGGGACGCAGAGCGTCATCGAGCAGCAGTTCGACATCGGACGTGAGGCGATCCGTGTGGCGACTGGCGGGCGTGAGGCGAACATCGCCGTCGTACCGATGGCCGTCTGGCGCGTCATGAAGCGCGACATCGGCATCCGCGACCAGATCAAATACACGCACAGCGACATCCTGATGGAGGGCGGCTTGCCCGACATCCTCTGGGGCCTGAAGGTGATCGTGCCATCGTCGATGTATAGCGTCTCCGTCGAGGGTGAGACGCCGACGTTGGTGGACTGCTGGGGCAAGAACGTCGTCATCGCGTATGTGGACCCCAACCCCGGCCTGGATGGCTTGACGCTGGGAACCACCTTCCGGGCGCGTCCGTGGCAGGTGAAGCAGTGGCGCGAAGAAGAGGAAGAGTCCACCTACTACGAGCCGTCTATCGTCCAGGCGGAGAAGCTCGTGAGCAAGGACTGCGGCTACCTCATCGCGGCGGCTATCGCATAGGTCGCGTTGGCGATGGCGACCTGCTGGCGACCTGATGGCGGTAAATACAGGGCGTACCCTGTGTGGTATGCCCTGGCAAGGAGAAGTTATGACAACATTCGTCACAACCCATACTGTGCTACATGACGGCAGAGAATACCCGACGGGCACACCGATCACGCTTGACGACGCCACGCAGGGCGATGTCATCGCGGCGTTGCGGCGTGGCGGCGCCATTGCGCTAGCGGTTGAACTGCAAGCCGCCGAGGATACGCAGGCGCAACTCGACGCCAAGGAGGCCGAACTGGCGCAACTGCGCGCCGAGTTGGCGGCGGCGCGAGAAGCGGCGGCTGGCGCAGCAGCGACTCCGCCTGCGCCAACAGGCAAAGCGGCGAAGGCTGCGCAGTCGGCGCCTTCACCGTCAGCGGTTGGCGCCGACGGTGAGCAGCCGCTAGCGCAGCCGTAATCGGGCTAGCCAGGAAGGCGCTGCGCTATGGCTAGCATCTCGCCGCCAGTCATCACGGACGCCAGTGTGACGCTGACGTTTGGCCCCGCCGGGCAATATTACGGCTACTGCACGATCTCCGACGTGACCTACGAGTTCACGAATCAGGCGTCCTACAAGAACCTGACGAACTCAGTGGTGGCGCAGGAAATCACCTATGCGGCGACCGAGCTACAAAAGATGCTCGAACATTACTACGTGATGCCCTATACCGGCGCGGACTTCGACATCCTGCAAACGCTACGCGAGATGAACGCGAAACTGGCGGCGTCACGCATCGTGGATCGGTACTTCATGGGCAGCGAGCCAGACATGTCGCCCTGGGCGACCGAGCGGCGGGCGTATGTGGAGTCGTTGGTGCTCGACCTCGCCAATGGCACGATGCAATGGGGGTTACCCTTTGGTGACGCTACGCCGCAGGCGATGAAGCCGAGTTACGACCTCTCGGCGGCGGCGACGGTCTATCCGAATCCGACGGCCAGCGACCCCAACGCGCAGACACCGATCTTTACCATCTCGCGCAACGTCTTTCGCCGCGACATGATGTGAGGAGGCTGCCTAGATGACCCGACGCAGATCGATTCACGGCTCGACACGCAAGCGGAAGGCGACGGGAACACGCAAAGCGCATGGCCGTACCCGCGCCAAACTCTCCTACCTGTCCAAGAAGGATGTGTGGAAGCATAAGTCGCAGGCAGCGAAGCAGGGGTGACACAGGGGTGACACAGGGGTGACACAGGATGGCAGTGAGCAGCGGCGGCTTCGTGCGCATCACGTTTCAGATCGATGGCTTACCAGAGATTCGGCGACGATTGGCGTCTTGGGGCGCCAGCATCCAGACGCTCGAACCGGCCTGGCAGGACGTGGGCGACGCGCTGACCGCTGATTTCATGCTCAACATGATTGGTGAGGGTGGCGTCTTCGCCCGCAAGATGTGGCCGCAACTCGCGCCCAGCACGGTGGCCGACCGGCTCCGCAAAGGGTACGGCGGAGCGCATCCGATCTTGCAACGAACGGGCGCGTTGGCGCTGTCGCTGCTGCGGGGTGGCCCCGGCAACGTCTTTCAGACGACGCCGAACAGTCTGGTTGTCGGGACAAACATCGCCTATGCCGGATTCCATCAGCGCGGCACGAGCAAGATGCCAGCCCGGCCCGTGGTTGGCATGTCGTTCGCGCGACGCGGGCTGATTGTACGCACGCTCGGCGACTACGTGCGCGAACAGGCGCGCGCGCAGGGTTTCAACGTGAGCAATCCGTGAGCGGGGGAGCGTAGCGCATGCCAGTCTACACCGATGTGGTTCAGGGGCCAGAGGCGGTTGAGCAGGCCGTCGCCAACACGCTTGCCGCCAATCTCACCACGGCACTCAACGAGGTCTATTCAGCCTGGGCCAGCGTTGACGCTCTGCCAGAGGTGACGCCCGCAAACATCTACGTCGGCGGGCGCGATCTGATTCCGAGTTACCCGGCGATTGAGGTGATGGCGACTGGCGGACGCATGACGGAGGACATGGCGACGGTGTGGGGTGGCTTCCAACACGAGTTGCTCATTGTGGCCTGGCTGGCCGGTGATGACAAGGACACGCTCAACCGCCAGTGCCTGCGGATGGCCTGGGCGATCTGGAAGGTCCTGATGAAATACCAGGGACTCGATGGCAGCCTGAGCGGGCAGGCGGGGGTGGAGTTGCTGGAATACCAGGTAAGTCAGCCCGCCAGTAAGCCCGCCAATCAACTGCTACAGGCGGTGGGATGGCGCGTCACGGTGAACGTTGAGGAAAGCGTGTAGCGATAGGTAGCGATAGACAGGACGCCGAATCGCTGAGTGATAGAGGCGACAAGAGCAAGGATGGCAGGACATGGCGACAGGTGGACTCACTCCAATTCGTGGTAACGACGCCTATATCGCTGGGGCGAAGCAAGCAGCGTGGGGGACCGCCGTTGCGCCGACATGGTGGTTCAAGTGGCTGGACGGGTTCGCGCCCGAAGTGACGCCGACGTTTGAGGAAGAGATGGAGGGCGACACGTCGCCGTTCAAGTCGATTGTCACCAAGAACGAGCAACTCGGCATGGTGAAGATCGTGGAGTACGCGCGTCCGCAGGTCAGCGGCTACTCGCTGCAAGGCGTGATGGGCAGCGGCTCTGATACCTATACCGCGCCTGCGACCAGCACCACGCTCTCGGCGGCGATTGTCGCAGGCGCCACGGCGTTCTCGGTTCCGGCCAGCATCGGCACAGTCGGCACAGTGGCGCTGAACTTCACGCCGGGTTACGCCGTGGCCGCTTATGAGGTGGCCACGGCTGACCTCACGACGAAGACCGGCACAGGCCCCTACACCTACTCCCTGGCGGCGGGCGCGAAGTTCAAGAACGCGCACGCGATGGGCGACGCCGTAACCAGCGCCAGCACACACGCCTTCTCGCGCCAGCCCTACACCTTCGATCCCTACACACTGGAGTATGCGTTTGGCCACAACGGTGGCTCTCCGGCGCAAGCGTGGCGATTGCAGGACGCGGTGGCGACCGAACTGAAGATCAGCAGCACATTCGGCAAGAAGGTCAAACTCGAACACACCTGGTATGGGACGCAGACGAAAGCGATTGCCGCGCCATCGTCATCGGCCACCTACGAAGGCACTGGTGTCATCGGTCAGGCCGGATCGCCGTTCGTGCACTATCAGGCGTCGGGGTCCTGGCAGATTGATGGTGTGGGGACGGGCAATGCGCTGACCGTCAACCAGTTTGACGCGACACTGAAGAACTCGACCGACACCAAGGAGTTCATCACCGAGGCGCTTACCCCCGCCTATTTCCAACCGGGCAACTTCGAGGCCACTGGCACCGCCCAGGTGGTCTTCCAAAACTTCAATCAGTACAACGAGATTCTGTTCGGCAGTCAGGCGATTGTGGCGGGCAATGGCGACAGCTACGTCGTTGGGTTCGGGTCGCTGTTGCTGACCTATGCCGCCGACGCGATCAACCAACTGACCATCTCGCTGCCCAACGTGTATTGGAAGGCGCCCAAACTGACGCCGAAACTGGATGGCAAGAGCCTTGTCCAGCAACTGCAATGGGTGGCCATCAAGAACCTCGCCAACCCCAACCCGTGCCTGATCACGCTGTCCAACAGCAATGCCGCAGTGTACTAGCCTCTCACATCTCTCTCACACGAAAGGAGCGCATCGATATGGTTCAGGTCCTCAACTTCGATACCGTCACCGTCGGCACCGTGGATGTCACCAAAGGTGGCCAGACCTACAAACTGCGCGACGACGTGGCCACCGAGGTGCTCCTGCGAAGGTTCAAGATCATCGAGATGCTCAAAACGGTCGGTGATACGCCGACCTACGAGCAGATGGTGGATGTCATCGCACGCCAGGAGGCGGAGGTCCTGGACATCTGCACGGCGATCTTTCATCACACCTATCCCGACATGACGCAGGCGGACGTAGCGACATTGCTCACCGCGCGGGAACGCCAGCAGGTGTGCGCGGCTTTTTTTTCCCTCCCTTTCAGCTCGTCAGACGAGCCGCCGAGCGCTACGGAGCGTCAGCCAGCGACGCCCCAAACGGCTCCGACAGTGGACCCAGCCCCAACGGCGGCGGCAGAGAGCTCGCCGATGATAGCGTCCCTGCCCAGTTCCTTGCCCAGTTCGGCAGTGTAGACGAACTGGCGACGGTGAGTGGCGCAAGTGGTGAGGATGACCCTGATCAGGATTCGGCAGATGCGCTCGACATCCTCACCATCACCGAGGCGATGGGCGCCCACTTCCACGAGCATCACCACGACATTCTACGCTGGCCATGGAAGTTATTCTGCGCCAAGTGGGCGCGCATGATCAAGCAGTTGTGGGAACAGAAGCAACGCGACCTCGCACGGGAGCAGGAGCGTGAGCGCCAACGCGGTTTTGATGAGTTGGCGGGAGCGGGTGGCTACGCAGGATAGTGTAGCCCAGTAACCAGTAACAGGCAAGGACAGCGGCGATGGCAGGCGAGGATGTCACAATCAGCATCGGCGGCTCGGCTGCTGGCGCTGCCGCCGCCGCCACCCAGGCCAACACGGCGCTTGGATCGATTAGCGCGATCCTCGATAGCCTGGGGATCGCGGCCAGCGCCGCCGACAACCGCATGGCGGTGCTGGCCGCGACAATGGGAAACGTGGGCCAGGTGGGAGGCGCAGCGGGCGCGGCGCTCCAAGCGTTGCAGGGCGCGTTGGGCGGGGCGGGTACTGGCAGCCAGAGCGCCACCGATGCGCTCAACCAACTGACTGCCGCGATGGTAGCACAACACGATGGCATCGTTGTCGTGCAGAGCGCGCTCGACGCGATGGGACCCGCCTACGCCCAGCAGGCCGCTGACTTCCTCAACGCGGCGGTCAGCGCCGACGACTACGCCGCCCGTCTCGCCTATCTGCAAGCGCAAATCCAACTCGTCACCGACGCCCAGCAACAGAACAACACCTCGATGGCCGAGAACGCAGGCGGCGCCGGGATACTCGGCGACGCAATGGACGGACTGACGGGGATGGTGAGCGGAGCCGTCAGCACGTTCATGGGCATGTTCGTCTTGCAGACGATCACCGGATTGTTGAACGACGCCGCCAACGCCGCGCAGAACTTCGGCCAGGCCATGTTTGACCTGAACAACACGGTGCAGAAGGAGCAGACATCGTGGGGGTACCTCCTGGGCGGAGGCGGCCAAAACGGCATCAACGACGCCTCACAACTGATGAACTGGTCGAAGACTGCCAGCTACGGTAT